ACGGCGCATCATCATCGGTTGGATCAAACTTATTTTGCTGTTCTTCCGTGATTACTTCATCTGTCATCTGTTCCTGACAGAGTGGACAGACCGTAATCTCATGCGTCTCGCCGTAATTCTCGTATTCCTTCTTCTCGTAGGTACCGAATTTCTCATCTTCCTTCGTGTATGTATAACACGCGGTCATGCCTTCGGTGCAGAACACAAATAATGCATGGAGCCACAATAAAGGGGCGTCGTTATGCTTGAAAATCAGTGATGCAATCTTATCTCCTGCCTTAGCCGTCACCACATCGAGAGGATTATCGGCATCATCAGGATAGCATGTAATAGGAGGTACAGTAACAGAAAGAGCGGCAATGATAGATTCGAGATAGGCCCGGAATATGTTAACTGGCTTGTCGTAAAACCCCTGGTCTGACCCTTCAGCAGCCCGCTCAGTATCAGGTACACGCCAATCATGAGCCACTTCACTAAAGTAGGTATGCTGGATATTTTCCCACATCAATTTTAATCGGCGCCACTGACGGATTTGCCGATCTCGCACACCCCCATCTTCGTCGTCAAAGTGGTCTACTATCTGTTTTAGATAGTTTTTAGTTTCTTCGCTCAATTCTCTATTCATGATCCGACACCAAAACTCTTTCTCGAATATACGAAGCGAGTTTCAGTATTAAATCTTCGTTATCTTTGAGAGAACCCAACGCTGTATTGCACCCAGTGCAAAGGATTCCTCTGACCTTACCAGTTCCATGATCATGATCCACACATAACCTGCTTGTTTTTTCACCACAGGACTGGCAACCATTTTTAGCCATCTCATCATATTCTTCTCTGGAAAGGTTATATTGATTTCTTAGAACCCAATTCCTTTTCCTATGATTATCCTTTACTTTATTATCTGCATAATATTTTCTACCACGAAGTTTTCTACATTCGTGACAGAATGATCGAGTACACATGAATCCCTGTGGATGGAATCCATAATCTTTACTAATATGTTTGAATTCATTACAAGCTGAACACTGCTTGTACATTACCCCATCAACTATTTTAACTTCAGGTGTCATTGGGGCACTTCCACACTCTCACTTAACGGTAATTTCCTACGCTTGGGTGTGCCCCAATCACGACTCATATCCTTCTGTACTCCACCACCTGAATTGGGATAGATGGGACCGATTCCGCGCATCTGTGGCTCTTCCGTAGTGCCATAATTCACGTCATAGCCAGAGCGGAATGGTTGATTCCTAATTGCTTCTTGCCTACCCTGAAACAAGGATTCTGCGAGGTTAGGCATATTCTGATTATATTGATTACCAGGATTATCATTGTAGGAGAAACCACCTCTAGGCATTACTCCACCCTGACCTCTAGGAGTTGCGATACCGGGCTGTTGCCCCTGATTGAATGAAGGTGACACGCCACGCGCACTTCCACCAGAATTCATATATGGATCAGCGGATTGACCACGATTCAAATAGTCGTCAGCAACACGGCCACCAACACTACGTGCCATGCCTTCCCAATCAATCCCACCACCAATTCCTCTATTACTTCCACCAGAACGACCCCCACCGAATGCGCCACTCTCATCAATAACGCCAGCATTTCTACCTACGGCTCCAGAATTAGATGGAGAGCCATTATAGGAACCACCTAATACTGAGGATGCGCCTCTCCCAACCTTCGTAGCAATATTCGCGGCCTTACTCGCACCACCTACTGCTTTACTCAATGCGCCGACACTACCTAATGCACCTGTGGGAAGGAAGGAGGAACCAAGCGCCGCATATCCACCCACCTTCCCTAAAACTGAATCGAATTTAGATGGCGCAAGTCCCTTCGCCATCGCTTTCTGTGCATCTTTTTCTGACCACTTCTGGACGGCCTTATTCGCCATTCCAGTCGCGGCAAGTGATAGCCCACCAGTGAATGGTGCAGCTACATAGGGAGCGGCGGTGAGAGCGATTTTCCCGAGTTTGTTCCAGAAGCCCATGCGCGTTCACCTATCGGATAGGAATATCGACGATGTTGAACGCTTTGAGGATGATAAAGATCGAAATTAACACGATGACGACTCGCAGAACCACTTGCATTGGGGGAGACATAGGCACAAATGTCTCAAGTAGGTATAGAACCAAGCCGAGAACGACGAGCGTGACAATGAGTGTGATCACTCTACACCTAACTCTTTCTCTAGCTGGGAGATGTCTTGAATCTCTTTCGCCTTATCACGCATTAACTGTGCCGCGCGTCGATCTTCCTGCTCCAACATCTCCCTTTTCACACGCCATGGAATAAACTGTGGTGTGATAGGTTTCAGCTCTTCCAAAGGAAGAGATGGAGCAGGCTCGGGTACCCCTCGGTCAAGCAATTTATGCATCAACTCTTTACGCTCTAATTCACTTCTTTCGAGTAAATCGCGCAGGAGGTCACACGTATTGCAAGCAGGGACGAGGGGCAACCCGAACCACTTTCTTAACAGGGTGGAAATCAATGTCTGTACCTTCCAACTGGCTTGATGAATTCTTCCGTATCATGCTCTAGTTTATTTGAATTGCGATAGAACGCTGTCCAATCGTTATTGGCATTCAGTTTTTGAAGCAATTTTTCTTGTTCTTGTACACGTTTAAATTCCGAGCTAGAGTCATCGAAATACGATTCAGCAGCATCTACAAGATAACGCAATGCGTCGATCGGGTCATCGCCGTCGAACTCCATTACGTCTTCCACAGCCTTGTTGGTTTTCGGTTTGTCATATGAACAAGCCTTAATAGCTTCAATTAGAACGGGCGCGCAACCATCAAATATCTGTAATTTCGGCAGATTTACTTCAGGCTCCTGAGGGTTAAATGAATTCATGTATGCTTTGTACTCTGTCATGCCCCGATTACGCATGATATACATCGCATATTCCTCATCGTATTCAGGTAATTCCTGCTGATTCACGAATTTAGGCTGCCATCGGAGATATTCATGAATGAGCATCTTACCTGCCACGCGCGATCCGGGCGTATTGTTACTTAATTCAATGGGGACTTTTAATTCATCCTCAATCTGCTGCTGAATCGTGTGCTCCTGCCCTCTATCCTGTGACGCGCTCTTGCAGAATCGGACTAATCTCGGGTTTTCCTTGTCGATATACGCCTTGACATGAGGCGCCCATTCTGCGATGCGAGTTTTCACCCAATTCTGCTCTCTGTAAATGTAAATGCGACGGGAAGGAGAAATTGCGCCATATCCAATCCATGTCATCGCCTTGAATCCCCAATCACCGACCACAATACGCGGCCACCATGATGGGATATCAAACGGCGGAACTACATGAATCGCATTTGCTGGCTCATCCTCAAACTTCCTGTCCCGAAATTCATCAAATACCTGACCCTGATACGCTTCCCAATCGCCTAATAGTTTAGCTTTCCGCTCAGCTTCAATCGTGATTCCCTGTAATGATTGCTTATACGTTGGGTCGATATGCTTATTATCTTCTAGTGTGGAATGGATGTAGATTCGCTTATTTCCACCCCGTCCTTCAATGATTTTTCCGCCTTTTGGTGCAGGCTTAATAAATCGTTTAAAAGTCCACGTATGTCCGATTCCACCGGGCATCCCTGCCGCTCTAATGATGGCAGGCAGCTCAGGTACAGGAGAACGAACTCTCTGGAAACCAATGTATAAGTATATCCATTCAGTGATGCTAGTTAACTCATCGGGAGTAAATAAATTTATCTGCATGCTGTCGTACTTGTGAACGTCGTCCTCATTCTCACAGTGTCCTAGGAATATCATGGACCCTTCATTGGCTGGTCCAAATTTAGTGCTAGTTCCTGTGCCGAATTGATCCGCGCGTGGGAACGTCCAGCACATCTCAGTTTTATTTAGTGTAGCTCCGAATCTCCTGTACAATTCACGAGAACGAGGGATAATTTCATTCCTCAGTTCAGGGAAAGTACGACGCATAAACACCTGCTTAAACTTAGGGTGTTCATGCCATCTGTGTACGATTCCGTATAACAACAGTACATCAGATTTCCCTGAACCAGCACCGCCTCCATAGAAAGCTTCCCTAATAGTTGTTGGGATGGAGAGGAATAACTCCTGTTTTGGCTCAGGTTTCCATTCATTAGGATTGCGTGCCATGACTTACATCATCTGCTGTGGCTTCTGCTGTTTCATTCCCATATTGGGAACAGCCTGACCCAGGCGCGATCCCATATTCTGGCCCATCGCGCGTCCAAACATTCCACCCATCTGTGGCCTCTGCTGCTGCATTCCGCCACCAAACATACGGCCCATTGTAGGACTCTGCTGCATAGGTGGTTTCATCTGCTTCTGACCGAATGCATTTCCGATAGCTGCACCGGCCTGAGCCATTCCACCCATGCCCATTTTCTGTTTCTGTTGAAGTACCTGCTGTAATGATTGTGGCCCACCCATTGGACCCTGCATTGCACCAGGTCTATTCATCCATGACATATTCTGTCCAGCAGCCTGACCTGCCTGCTGTGATGCTTGTGCATTCTGTGCCCATGCATTCTGCTGATTCTGCATGTCCTGCTGCATTGGCTCATTCATTTGAGGAGCAGGTGCTTCAACAGGTGCTTGGACTGGCATCGTCTGTTGCACCATTTCCTCAGATGGCCCGATTCCTCCTTCAGGAGCCGCGGCTGGAATCGGCTGCGCGTCCGATACAGGCGCCTGCATTGGTGAGGCAGATTTAGGGGGAGCAATACCTAATGCGCGGTTCATGCCACCTAAACCGGGCGTCATTTTTGTGATTGCTTTATTCAATCCCGGCGCGCCTTTACCCAACGCTTTACCGACCGACTTTAAGAATCCCATATTACTTTCTCCAAGTTCCAGATGCGGTAATCGTTGAAAGGAAAAAATCCGCTGATGAGGATTCGCGGAATAGGAGGCCGTCTACAAAGATCTGAACTGACATGAATGGATATGTTACAAATCCATATGTCGTCGGCGTCGCTTCGATTGACAGGAAAATGGATGGCTGTGTTGTACTCATGGTGAACACAAATGGTAATACTGTAGTGACCTGCGCCAATCCATCATTAGAATTCGAGTATCGGACACGCGCTCCTGACGCATTACCCGTCACACGGAATTCAATCTTAGTTGCTACGACTGGAACATTTGGATTAGGGTTAGTAGGAGTAGTGGGAGTAACGACAGAGCTAGGGCTAGTAGGAATAATAATGTTCGTGTCACTACATGCTACCGAGAGAGCTAGAATGAATGTGAATAGGATCGCGCGTCCAGTCATATGCCCCCAATTAATCGCGTTTAAGAGTGATGTTAATTCCTGATGTGCATTTCAAGAATCCACCCGCTACTGTCGCACTTCCTGCCGTTAGAGTGACAGCGGTATTCACTGTGAACGCCTGCGTGTTAGACAGAGTGATGGTGGGTGCGGCTGCATCCGTATATAGTGTGGCCTTCACCGCCGGTAATGCATACGCGACATTGGCGAGAATGGGAGTGATAGGTCCGAGTGGAAGGAGTTCAGTGGGCATATTACTTCTTCCCCTTCTCTACTTCATGCGCATTCTTGTCATGCGTCGCCGTAGTTACTGGTGTGGACTTCTTTGCAGACAGTGCAATGGGAACATCTTGGAATACGAATGACATGACGTTTGACAGTACACCCTCAGCACTCACAACTCCTACAGGAATGGTGGATGCTCCAGTCACCGTCGCCATGCTCACACCTGTGGTCAATTCCGTGGCGGATACATAAACGGTCGGCTCAACTCCACCATTGAATACGATGGATGAGAGAGACGTGAATCCTGTACCATGTACGTGGAGAGTGAAATCTGGATCTCCTACAGTGGCTGAACCCGGAGTGAGGGATGAGACAACGGGTACGACGGTGTTACCGACTGTAAGGATGTGAACGAGTGCGCGATACGCCTTATCTGCGAATTGCGTATCACTACATGCGATTTCTAGCACCTCACGCGCGTATCGCTTCTGCTCCTCACTCACCACTAATGCAGGGGATGAGAATAATACGGGGGAGAATGGGTCTTGGTACAGGGGGGTGACTGCTGCCATGTTATCCTCACACTTAACGTGACCACTGTTCGGGACACGCGGCCCTGCGGGCCGTGAATAAATTCCTGCAAGCCTCTATCGGGGCTCCGCAGCGGATGAAATCAAATACAACTACTCTTTCACCACAATGGTTTCAAACGTGCGTTCGTCACGGAAATGTGGCGCATAGATCGTAAACTGTGGGGTGGAAATAGTAGAGGGATCGACCTGAGGGAGCTGGGGAGGCTCCAGATTCTTGATCACCACCGACATGTCCTTGGCGATACTACTTAAATCTTTCGCATCCGTGAAATCTAGCTTCTCCTGAGTAATTGCACCAAGCGCACCGTTGAGAGTATTCTGCGCGCGTGTAATCGCCCGCTGTCTGGACTTATTGATATGTCCAATCAGATCTTTGACAGGAGAGTTGATGGATGCGGTAGATGTAGCTCCCTTCGTGTAAGCAGATACAGATGAAGGGGATACGCCGAAATCTTTCGCGAGTGAGAGTGCAGATGCGCGACCATTGATTACTGCTTCCTCACCAATGACCTTGCGTAGTGATTCAGGGACATTCGTGTCCCCAGATTTCCTACCCGCCTTCTCTAGTGGTAGTATCTCCGCCACTACAGGATGCGCGATTGGCTCTACTACTTCTGGCTCGATCGCGCGTGGTGTAGGGGGATTAACTGGTTTGATATGACCGCCAGGAACCGACCTAGCAATTTCAAGGAGGAAGTCCGCATCTGATACTAATCCGATAGGCATGATACACTCTCTTCCTGCACATCCTTATCGGCTAACCCCGCGTCCGAAATTTCAGGGCCAGAATCGCTCAGAATGCCCTCCCGCACGGCTGCATTCTGACCCCGACTCTGTGTGCGCCCGTTCCCCGTTCGCTTCTCTGGGAGGCCACAGGACCGCTCTCCAGCGCCTACAATAAAGGATACGCGGCTCGGTCGGCCCATGAATTTCACCCGATATGTTCCTGATTCAAGTGAAGTTTGCATGGGTCTTGGCCGGAGATTATACCACAAGATGGCCCCACCTGTCAACTTGAGTGGGAGGGTGTCAGGCAAGACAGGGACATGTAGGATGTATGAGAGGATATCACTTATTCCAGATTATTTTTATTTTTTCTCCCAGAAATTACCTCCTAGAATATATTCTTCCAATAACATTTGATTGCTACACCACCCAATCCGACTCGCAAGTGGTATGACCACTTTCATGGGTGTACCGGCTGTGCTCTGTGCCGCAAAGTCAAGAAAAAAATATGCGAAATTTCCTAAGGATTTTGCAATAAATACATGTTGACATCCTGCCCTCGAATAGACGTGGCCAAGTGGTAAGACCACCCGATAAGGGCGAGAGGCAAGTGGTATGACCAGTTGACAGGCGACGCGCGTATGTGGTAGCCAAGGCCGATAAGTGATACCCTCTCGCACATGCGCCGATCCACAATTCGCACGGACCTTGAAAGATTCTTGTTGACTCCTACCTTGCCATGTCCCATAATGTATCTAGTTCGTTGACGCAACGAATGGGGATTCGGCAAAGGGGTCGAATCCGAACCGAAACGAGAAAACGAAAATGGCAGAGATGATTCAGAAGACGAAGAATCAGAAGACCGGAACGGCCTACGGGACGAAGCTCGAAACGCCGATTCCCTACGTTCCGAAGTGGACGGAATTCCCCGATTTCGAGACGATGCAGGCAGCAGGAGAGGCTCCGTCTCAGGCGCTTCAGCTGAAGTTCGTCAACCGGCGTCGGTTCAACAAGGCAGACCAGAGCGCCAAGAATGAGGCACTGGCGGCTGCCGGATACCAGAAGCCCAACAGCGAGAATGACGAACAGGTTCGTCTGAAGGCAGCCTACAAACTGGTGAAGATGACACCGGGTATCACTGAGGAACAGGCTCGGGAACGTGCATCCCAGATGCTCGGGATTGAGTGGGCGGACGAAGACGACGACAACGAGTAACACCCTACATGGAGCCGATATCAATCACGGTATCGGCTCCACTCTCAACACTCCGAAAGGATGAGACAATGACACTATTTATCAGCGAGCACTACGGCACTATCTCATACGTTTACGGGACGCTTCACGTCGTAGAAGTATTGGATGGTATCTTCTACACTTACCGTCATCCGGCATACGGCGAGGAGACTCTCCGTGATGTCTGGGAAATGAACTAGCCACTCCCACCTCTGGACCGGGCGTCCTGCTCGGTCCTTCCTCTCCTCCCTCCCTCTCACACTTAGTCTGCGCCACCCGTTTTCACTTCCCCCAGGTCGTACCTGTGCGCATATCCACATATCATACCTGTGCGCCTTTCTGATATCTCGTAATTGTGACAACGCTCCCATTTACTCCCCCTCTCCTCCCTCCCTCTCTCCTCACACTACCCTCCACAATCCCGTATCGGACCTGTCAGGAACCCGACACAACACAACACAACAAATAATAATTCTTATACTCTCTTTTTTTTTTTTTGAGATTTTTAAGTGTTTTTGGTTTGTTGGTTGTGTCGGTTTCTTGACGCTTGACTCCGCCTAAGGGGGTATGCTACCATGAGGGAGGGGGAGAAGGGAGGGGGAGTCAGACCCACCTATCCACCTCGAAGTCACAACATATTCCTTTCAGGAGGAGGAATATATGAGAGAAATTCAATTGTCATGGTGTGCAGGCTTTTTCGATGGTGAAGGACACGTATCATGTCATCGTGGCTATCCACACGCGCGCACGGGGAATGTGAGCGCACAATTACACGCGAGTATCGCACAGAGTTCTAGCAATGTAGAAGTATTGGAATACTTTCAATCTGTGGTAGGCATTGGGAAAGTGAAGGGTCCGTATCCCATGCCGAATGGTAAGCCGCAACACAGATTACTATTTGGTAAGGATGAGGTAGAAACTCTATTCCTCATGTTGAAACCATATTTGAGGGAAGCTAAGACTAAGGATTTCCAACACGCGCTCATGGGATATTGGATGCATGACTCTAATCCCACCAATGAGGATTTCGCACGCGCGATTAGGCGTGTAGAGAATAGAGCCAAAAGAGCTAACAGGAAGGAGGCAGAATGACCAAGAGAAGGAAGCATACGCATCAATACCATCGTACATATCCGAGTGGACTTTCATTCGGTATACTCAAATCGAGGGGACAGTGGGAATGCGCGCTCCCAACATGTACTCATTTCCTTCCCAAGAATATGAGTGAACCGATTGGAAAGATGTCCCTCTGTAATGGATGCATGGCAGAGTTCGTGTTAGATGAAGAGAATATGAAGTTTGATAAGCCCGTATGCGCGACATGCGCGAATCCCATCACAGAGGGAGCGGCTCTAGATGATCTCATGTTAGAGAGGCACATGATTAAGTCTACCATTGCCACGCGCACTGGCAGAGCGTTAGAGGAAGTCAGTGAAACAGAGGTGGACAGGCATATCCAATATAGCAAGCTGAAAGACTTCTAGCAGGTACTTAACTGTCACCTAGAGTGGACAGGCGACCGATTTGGTCGGCATTCCTAACTCGTTGGGAACAAAGGGGTTAA